TTAAAACTCCAGCAAGATGCGTTCCATAAACAATGGAAAGAACAAACTCTTGTCACTCACACTGTTTATTGGTTTGATAAATCAAGAAACATGTTCGTTCCTCGTGATAATGTAATTTCTCAAGGAGCTTTTTCTGATGCATGTTCTAATTGTTTCTCGTCTACTAAGAAAGTAGCGAGAACAGTTGGTTCATTGCTCGAAAAGCTCTTTGATGTTTTTTCATCCGCCGTTACAAACGGCTTTCGCACTCTCCTCTCTCATTTATCCACAATCTTTAGCGCAATCAAAGGTTTTGTTGGTGATACTACCACCAAAATCCTTGATTGGCTCTTAGCCAAACTTGGAAAAGAATTGTATGACTTCCTAAAACGTGTACTAGAATCTTCTTCAGTACTCGTTGTAGTCATTATAATTCTTAACTTAGCTAGTAAGTTTGAGAATCCGTTCATCAAAGTAATTCTTTGTGTGCTAGCAGTATCTTTTGCTGCAGCATACAATCCATTACTTGGAATCCTCGTCTCACTTCTTGTTCTCCCTGCTATGTTCTACACTCGTAAAGAGATTGTCGAACAAACCAAAGGTGTGAAAACCTCCGAAGACCAAGATGTTGACTTTATTGAAGATTTCTTTAACAAGAACTTCGGTAAGTCTGTCTTTGGAAAAGGATATACTCTTCTTAAGTCTTGTCAGATAGTTAACGCTGTCTCCTTGACCTCAAAGAATATTATGTCCCTTTCCACTTCAATCATTGATTACATAACTTTTGTTATTAATGGTGTTCCCCAGTCCCTCGCTGATAAGTCTCGTGTTATGCTCAATGTTAAACGTTGGCAAGATGCTGCTAACGTTTATCAAAACAATATAGAAACTGACCTTTCCCCTGTCTCTGCCCGCGCTATCATTCAACATGATATCGTCGGTCGCGACATGGCCGCTTCTTTAGCGACCGAAAAAGATCATCCCTATGTTGTCCCGTTCCTCTCTCAATTGTCCTATTTCCGAACTGTTGTCTTGAAAGCAAAGAACACTTTAGCACGATCTCGTGCTATTGTTCCTCCTATTCAAGTTCAACTTATCGGAACTCCCGGAACTGGTAAAGACGCGTTGTTTTGCGAGTTAGTTCTCGCAATCAACCGGTTTTTTCAGTATCTCGATCCCGCTACAGCGACTGTCGGAATGCTGTGCCATGTCCTTGACACAGTTTCTGAACATCCTGGAACCGGTATCGTCGGTGATCCGTGGTTTATTTTACTTAATGAATTCCGTCAAATAGTAGAAAAAACTGCTGAAAACCGTGAAATTACTGCCGTCCTTAACTACGGTCAGCCAATTAGTAAACCTTTAACATCCGCCGCTCTGGATGAAAAAGGAACTAAGTTTGCTGTAACCGATTGGGTCTTTGTGTCTACAAACCGCAGAGATCTTCCGTCCCGTGAATCGTCTATGATGGCTGAACCTATGGCTTTCGGACGACGATTTTTATCTGTTGAATTAATTAATATTCCGATTCAACAACAAGACCCAAATCAGAATGTTCAATATCTCTTCCATCTGTATTCCCATGCAAGTGGTGCTGATGGAAATTTAATTTACGTTCCGATAACCGGCCGTCAGTCTCCAGACGGTAGAATTACCCCTCAAGATCTTCAAACTGCTTGTTCATTCAGTCAGTTAGTTGATATCTTGGTTCGTATGAAACAACAGTCTCTCGCTGTTGCCCATCGTCCCGTTTCCCTCGCCCGTAACCCCAACTTAGTAATAAACAATGACCGTTCTCACGTTGGTCGTTTGATTACACGCGGTATTCAAGCTAACCCTGCTCCAATGTTAAATCTCGCTGAGCAAGGTCTTGAAGATCGTATGTATTATTATTGGATGGAGGAAGGTCATAAGTTCACTCTTGACCAAGATCCATCTGTCCGTGCCTCACAAGTCGGACTCCTCCGTTCTTATGTGTATGGTGATATTTTTGTTAATCGTCCCTATAGTAAGTTTGATCCAACTCATGACGTCTACGGAATTCCTTATAAGTTTGACTTCCCTCCTGCTGTCATTCCTACTGAAAATTCCGTTATGTATTGGAAGAATATGAAATTTTATATAACTCCTTATACTAATCATTTCTCGTCTCTCTCCGATATAGATCGAAAGTATGATCCTAACTTTGACTACTCCCGTCTAGTTGAAGATCCTTCTCTCGAATTTATCCCATACAAGTTCCCCTACCAAGCGAAATATGCAAATTCTTGGCAAGTAGACTCTCCCGTCTCATTTGCTGACAAAATTTGTAATAAGATTAGTCAGCTTACTGATTATTTTGCTACTTTCGCCCCTGAAGGATATAAGGTTGAAGAACCTGTTATCCCTCCTGTTGTCCCTGATGTCGAACTGGTTGAGGTAATTCCTACCTCCTCTAGCCCGGCATGTCCCCTTCCCGCTGAAGACCTGTCAAAAACTATCTTTATGCAGGAATTTACTATCCCTACTCCCACTCATGATCCACTTATCAATCCTTCATCGTCTCCTTCTCAAGAAGAATTTATTCTTCAAGAAGGTGATTATCCTCAACCATCTCCTCCTCTTGAGTTTCCTCGTAAAGAGCGAAAACTTAAGAAAAGAGTGGCCAACCAAGGATTGATGAGTCGTTTCACAGAAGGATACCATTCATGGTATTATAAGTTGTTTCCCCATCAACCTTATCTTGCCTTTGCTGGTGCTCCTTCATGGAGTACTTGGAAAGCTAAATCTTTCCTTTACTCTTGTTCAGGTTTAGATTTTCAACAAATCGAAACCTGCAAAGGTGAACCTCTACACAGAATATCTGATGTTGTCTTCGTTCCCGAATGTACAATATTTGATTTTTCTCCCAAGAAGTTTCACCTCGCTCCCCCCATCTTGACAGGTGTTGCTGTTATAGCTGCGATAGCCGGCATTACCGCCGTTATATCGTCCCTACTTTCAACAAAACCTGTTGTTCTCTCCCAGTCTGATACTGGAAAACGTTCTAATAACTCTATCTATGTAAATAGAACCAAGTTCCGTGCTAAAGTCCTTAACCAAGGAAAACAAGTTGCTGAACAAGGTTCTATGAGAGATACACTTCGTATTGTAAAAGATATATGTGTACCTTTCCAAATAGTTATGAGTTACCCAGACGGTTCGGAAAAAGCATATCGTGCAAATTGTATGCTTTATGATTGTCAAACTATCGTCTTTAATCGCCATCTTTTGGCTTATGACGTAGCGTCTCTTTCCGGTCCTTCTGCCCCCTCTGTCCTCCGCATTGAACTTATCCGTAAAGGAAAAACCGTCATCTATCCTGGTGACAAGTTCAATGTAGTCGTTTCTGATTCCCTCGATTCTGCTCTTATCTGCTTTAAACGCGGAACTCAGATGGATGGTGTCAAAGACAGCTCTCATTTAGTTTTTAGTGGTGAAATACCGCGAGAAGCTTCTGTGAAGTATGTCGATGTCCATATCGATAGCGTTTCTACTCATGAATGCTATGACTATCATGTTGATGATAATCCCGCTTCAATGAGTATTAACGTTATTTGTAACGCTGACACAATCGAAGGTGATTGTGGAAAATTCTATCTTATAGATTCCACAAACCCTAGATATGCTGGTCTAATCGTTGCAATGCATCGTGGCATGTATATTGACAATAAGTATCAAAAGGTTGCTACTCCCATAACCTCCCTAATTGTTACTGAACTCAAGAAAATGCTCTATGGCGATGCTGTGAAAGAACAGGCTATTTTGGCTAATCCCAATCTATCTATTCTTTCTATGCTCGCACCATCTGAAACTCCTCACACCAGTGGAAAGAATAATTTGGTTGAAACCGAATTTTTCCTTCGTGCTGGTACCTTAGGTATCCCGCCTAATGAGAAAATGCCTTCGATGGTTAGAACCACCGGAGATATTGATCCTCTCATGAAGTCTCTTATGACTTTACAAGCTCGCCCCGCTCGTCCTCTTACTGAAGCGGAAGTATCCTTACTAACTCATTGCCTTGATCTCTATATTCAAGATCCTATTGGTGTACCCATCACTGATATAGATTATATGTCAAAGCAAGGATTAGATAAGAATGCTAGCGCCGGTTATCCTTATAATACCCCTCGTTACAAGATGCCCCTTAAAGGCGATTGTTTCGAGTCAGGTTATGAGAATGGCCAGTTTTGGCGAACTTTCAAGCCCCAAGTTGCTGAAGATCTTCATTCTATGATGGAAGACTTCGAAAATGAACGTCCTGTTCATCCCCCTCCCCGGTTTCAGTACGGTCTCAAAGCCGAACCTGTTTCCATCCAAAAAGCAGCTGAGGGTGAAACACGAGGGTTCTCAATTGGACCCTTTTGTCTCAACCTCGTAACACAAACTGTTTTTTACTATCTGTTTGCTGCTAATGACCCCATCAACGGAACTAGTTCCGTCGGTATCGATGCTCATTCCGAAGCGTGGGGCAGAATGTTCTCACGTTTTGTTCCATGTATCGATAAGATCGAAGGTGATTATAAGAAATATGATAAGAATATGTTCCAACAGTTCCTTGATATCGGTTTCGAAGTTATAACAAAGAAATACATTCGTATCTTTGGTCCCAAACTTGAAACCGCTATTAATGATCTTAAGTACTATCTTCGTACCAAGTTCTTTATAGGGGCGTTAGCTAAGCTCTCCTATCTGATTCCTTTCATTGTTGCCTGTTTCGTCGTTCAATACGCCGGAACTCAGAACAACTCTGGAAGTGCCATCACCGCTCTCGTAAATCAGATTGCAAACCTTTGCCTTTGGATAATTTATTTTTCCGAAGAATTCGAACGTGTTCACGGTCGTCTCCCTGAGCCAATGGAAGTGTTAGCCGCACTTGTCATGTCTTTTCATGGTGACGATTTAGTCGTTGGTAATCTAGACCCAAAAGTGAGACTTACTCCCGAAGCCTTTGCTATTTGTGCCGATTCTTTCGGATATATCTTTACTCCTTCTCAAAAAGGAAGTTTAGTTCATATTCATCACAAGACTATCGGTACTATTACCTACCTCAAACGTTCTCCAGCTTTTGTGTCAGGTGGTCTTACTCCTAACTCAAACTTTGGTCATATCCATGCTCAGAGATCTATCTCTGATATTTACCAAAGTCTAAACTGGAAAGAAAAACCTGTTGATGAAAATCTATGGTACGAAAGTGCTGTAGGTTCTGCCCTCAAAGATTTTTCCCATTATGGAAAAGCCGTGTTTGAAGAACACTTGCTCCGCGTCACTTACGTCCTTCGTCAAATTGGACGTTACTACAAATTCAAGTCGTACGAAGACCTTCTCAGAGAACGAAAACTCAAGACGATGGTCGATCGCCGCGACTATGAACTTTAGTTTCATAGTGATACTCGTCACCCTGACGTTAACTGGCGTTTGTCTTGATGTTACTGTAAGTACGTCTCGAATAAAATGTGTTCAGCACTGCCACCAAGGTACGATAACCTTATGGCCAGGTTTCCGTAGTAAGTATGTAACTTGCTGCGATGATAGCCTCCCTTTACAAGCCGATTCCAACACCACCCAAATTGAAACCGAAGTGAAAGATCCTAGTTCACTTATTGGTCCTAATACGACCACCGCCGACCCGATCCCCGTTGCTGAAGGACAACCAGCTCCCATTTCCTTCGATTCTATGTACTCTCCTGAGCACATCACAGCCCCCGATGAAGTTTTCGCTCGTGAACAACTTATTACTCGCCTTACCTGGGCGAGTACTGATGCTCACGGTGCCGAACTCACTGGAGGCGGGCTAGGTATAGCATCTTCATTGTTGCATTTAACTACCAATACGTTCGCAGTCAATAATCCAGCTGCACGTATGCTCGCCGCTTACGCCTCCTTCAAGGCAGATATTGAAGTCACAGCTTGGGTTAATGGTAACGCCAACTGTGCAGGATTGCTCCAGCTTGCTGTTCGCACTGATAGAGCTACCCCCACTACCACATTGTACAATGCTTGTTGTGACCCATTTAAGTCTTTTTTGTCTCCCCAGAGTAATGAAAAGATTAAAATTCTGATCCCCTACAAGTCTCCGTACTGGAGGAGAATGGGCAATTCTGCCCATAATCCTTGGGGAGTCTTCCTCATTCACGTTGTTAACCCCCTCGTGTCTGCTTCAGTTGCCTCCGTTCCTCCTATTCAAATTTCCATTTCTGCAAGATTTGTGAATGTTAAACTCCAAGGTCCCACAACCATTGCGTATCAATCCGCCAAGTCCTTTGTCAAAGAAGCTCAATCTCTTGCTAAAACAGGAGTTGCTGTTCTCAAAGACACAGTCCCAGGTGCGAAAGCTACCATAAATATCCTCAAGACAGTTGGTCGTGTGTTTGCTCCAGAACTTGTTGATATTGCAGAGTCATGGGGTTTTTCGAAACCCTCGCTCCTCACTCCAATAGTCCGAAACAAACCAACTCCCACTATCCCGTTCTACAACAAGGGATATTCCCCAGATTTCATGGCAGGTATCCAAGAAGATGCCTCGTGCAAACAGTTCCCTGATCCTCTCAGCCAGAATTATGCTGACTATGACGTTTATGGTTCGATGTTGTCCTTTAACCGCAAATTTAGCGCCAACACCACCACCGTCACAGACAATATAATTTCTGCGATTCCTGTTTCTCCGTTTGTAGGCCCTATTACAAGTTCATCGCCGAATTCAAGCATGGCTTGTGGCCCCCTACAATGGTTAGCTCAGTCACATTCAATGTGGCGGGGCGCACTAGCGTATCGTATCTTTGTCTCTGCTCCAATCGGAGTCACTGGTACCCTCCGTGTGTCTCACATCCCCGAAGGATGGTTGGCCCTCCCTGCCACCGTCGAATCCGAAGATGCGGGCGATATTGCATCTGTCACCCTTGACTTTAAAGGTGACACAGTGTTTGATTTTGTCGTTCCGGCAAGCAATTTCGTCCCAGCCTTTTCAATGCCCAAGAATCCAGTAAATCCTGTGTGGCGCGGTTACAATTGTAACGGCTTCCTCAGTTTTTCATTGGTGAACAAGATTAACAATCCATTTGGTATTGACACAACTGTGAACTTTGCAGTTTACATGGCCGCTGTCCCTGGGTTTGAGTGGTACGGAGACGTGAACACCGGCTTCGTACATCAATCAGCAATGGTTGACCTCTCATCCCCAAAACCCATCGTTCCAGCTGATATAGTTGAAACAGATGGTCTGCTCTCAGTTCAGAGATTTAAATCATGGAAAGATAAATTCATGATGCCTCGTGCCCTACTCTCTGGAACTACAAGAGTGATATCCCCTGTAATCGGGTCACATCCTCTTGAATCTAAAACGTTCACCTTCTTTCGCGGGTCTCGAATAAACCTCGAGTTCTGCACTGCTGGGTGTACGCTTCTTACGACGCTCTGGAGTCGACGTACCGGTGGTGATCTCGCGATCAACACTTCGAACGTTCTCTGGAACACTCCCCAAGATTACCTTTACATTGGTTTGCCATATACTGCCAATGTACCGTACCTGTCATTTGTCATCGAACCCCGAATATCTGACCTTATATCCGGAGAGCTGTATACTACTCTAGCTCTCTCCGCAGTTTCCAACACGTTTGGTTATGGTTATGCTGGAGATGATTGTCAATGGTTCGTCCCGACATTTTGCTCCAACATAACCCTGGCTGACGCGTTTGGTCCAGAGTAACGGTTTCTGTTAGTTTCCGCAATAACCACTTCATTTAATTTTTTTCTCCACATCTCGAAAATGTGCCGTATTGACTTTTCATCGAAACGCTTTTCCCGTTATTTTTAGACGTTTCGCTTTTGTCAGACAAAAACATCAAAACCCCGCATAAAAACAATTTTCATTAATTC